CCATTTGAACTTGAATTCTATCAAGACCAAAGATAACTGTATCTTTAATTCTATTATATCTTAATGGAGAATCTCCATCAGTATAGCTATAAGCTAAGTTTGTAGACTCATCTAATGTACTCTTACTAGTATTGATATTATAGTAAGTACATGTAGTAGGAGCTTTATCTGTAAAAGTGTAGAATGTATTATCAAGCCGTTTAGTTTGAGACTCTAATATAGAGTTTATCGTGGCTGTATATGTAGTGTCAAGGAATTTACCCATAGTCGACCTCCTTTATTAATGTGATGTTTTAGACAAAAAAATAAAGCGATATGGACTTTAAGCCCATACCGCTATAGTATTTGTGTACAGAAGTCTTGTATCTTACTTAATGGAACTCCATAATCTTTATCTGCTTGATTTACATGAGCAAAGACTCTAGATCCTCTAAAGAATGCTATATTATTCTTTATGAAGTATTCTATTTGTCTTTTAGCTATTTCACCAGCTGAGTCATTATCGAAGTATAGGTGAATATCCATATACATTATACCCTTAGATAAGATATACTTCAAGATAGCTGAGTATTTATTACCAGCTGCTGCAAAGTATATACCTGTAGATCTATTAGTCATATTATTGTATATAGATATAATATCAAACTGCCCTTCTGCTATATGTACCATGATTCTATCTGATGTATATGGAATACAAGATGGTATACAGAAAGCTTTATTATAAATATCTCTATCATCTAACTTACAGATCAAGTACCGATATTTACTATCGGTTTGTCTAATACAACGCATAGATAGCGATGTATTATTAACCGAGAGGAATCCTACATAGTCACTCTGAATTCTTTCAAAATCAGATTCTGTAGCTCCCAGATACCTCATAATCTGGCGTTTAAAAAATGAAAAATCGAAGATAATCTTCATATTCATCATTTCAGATACTGACAGATTAGTACCTAGACGACCATTGATATAATTAACCTTATCAGGATATATATCATAGTTTACCTCAAATGCATCATATGCTACTTGAGGTTCTCGAATACGATTAGATGCGTAAGAATTACTCCTACTCTGTCTCATCTCTTTGTTATGGATATCAATAGCTTGTATAAGTTCCTCATCTCTAATATCTAAGAGATTAAGGAAAGTTCTATTGACTAATCCACCTGCTTCACATTTAAAGCAGTTAAACATGTAAGGCTTATCCGGAGATAAGCCTATGTACATGTGTTTTTTACCAGCCGATGACGTATGCCCACAGTATGGGCATCGTAAGACTAATTCCTTTTTACCAGCAGCAAACTGGCTATTAGGAATTAGCGATTTCAATTTGCTGCCGATATCCATTATTTTTCTTCCGTTTTCTTATATTTATTCTTAGCTTCAATAATTTGAGCAGCACCAGTACATAATGCACCAACCAATACTGCTGCACCGCCTAAGATAGTTGCAATAGATGTACCAGTTTCTTTACTCATTTCGAACGCAGCTTTAGCTGCAGCGCTTGCGAATTCTTTAACCATGATAATATCCTCCTATAGACTATTTATTATTAATAGCATTAACTAAATCTTTACTTACTTTACCTTGGGTAAATGCTTCCACCAAATCATCAGACCGAGATGCAGCTTCTGCTATTTTTGCTTCAATCAATTTTTCAATATCTGTTTTAGTAATAGAATCAGTATTAATACTTTCTTCTTTTTTACCTCGATTAGCTAAAGCTTTAGCTCCTTCAACTGCTGCATAGCCAGCTAATACTGCACCGGCAGCTTTACCTGTAGTTTCAATTACATTACAAATACCATCCCAATTTTCTTTAGATAGGGAATCAATCAAATCTAATACCATGATGTATTACCTCCTTGTTAAACCATTAGTTAAAAAGCACATCCAATGTAATCTCTTGGATTCTTTTACGTAACCCTTCCTCAGAAGTTTGCTTATAAAGCCATTGAAGTGCTGGAATTAGGCGAGCTGTATTTCCATTAGCCAATTCTAATACTTCTTTAGCAGTAGCTTTCTTAAACCCAATAGCAAAGCCAATAGATTCATAATTCAAAGTTAATGTTTCAGGTGATTGAATTATATGTCGTTTTGGTTCACCAATTTCGATTTCCATAGACTTAGGTTCTATAGGAGATAGAGTTCCTACTTTAAGAGCTTTATAATTAGATTTTACTTCAACTAATTCTTTCTCCCCAGTTTCCTCATCTTTATGATATAGGAATGGATTAAGTCTATTACCTACTAAATCTTCTTTAGGAAGCTCATCGCTGAGGGTAATTTTATTGATGCAGATGTCATAGACATCTTTAGGTGTTAGCTGATCTTTGAACTGTTCATATGTAGCTTCTAAATCAGAGCCACATTTTGCAAATACTTCTTTAACATCGTTTGCTAATTTAACTGTAATCATAATTATCTTATCCTTTCACTAATTCCAATTTGTGATTTAATATATAACCAGATGGATTAGATCTAGTTAGTTGAGTCAATACATTCATAAGTGGTAAGTACTTAAACTCTTTGATTGTACTGTACTCTTGAGAGCCATATGTAAATTTACCAGTATTGACATACTCTTCTAAATAATCTTCTAGATAATAGAAGAGACTTAAGTTGTTATCCATTCTATTATATAGATTTCTAGAAGAGTTAGTCTTTAATCCATATTTCAAGAAGATATCTCTAACCATTTCTGGATTAAAGTTTTCACTTCTTGCAGCCACAAGTAAATCATATGTAAACTCTGCAGACTTAACTGCATTCACTTGCGGATCAGATAATACTCTATGGCTACTAATAATATCTGCATCAGCTGCATACTTATCATAGTATGCTTGTTGCATATATCTACGAATATTAGTCTTAGCACTATTGACAGTATAATATTCGCACTCATACTCGATAGCTAAGTCTAATACCTTAATAGACTCACCTAACTTAAACATATCATCTATTAGTTTACTATTGAAGTATCTGAAATAGATATTGTTTAAGATAGCGATATATGGTCTAGTAGTACACTTTTGAAGAATAGTAGTTAAATCTAAATCTTCAATTGTACTATTGAATCTACGTTCAGCTACATCTTTTGCAAGATCATAATCATCATAGATGCGTTGACGTAATACTGGATTGATATCCATCATACATTCTAGGACATCATCTCCAGTTCCAATGTCAATATTATTCTCACGAATAAACTTGACGTTTCTTAAAACTACTTCTGGTATATGATCAAATCTATATTCCTTATTCATCCGTTTTTACAACTCCTAACTTCTTATCCCATTTTCTTCCAGGGATTTGTCCTTTAATAGTTAACCAAATATAATATAAGAATGGCAATGTTTTATATATCCGACTAATCTGCCAAACTTCACCTTTATACATAATAGCACCTTTCTTAGCTATATTATTTAAGTATCGTCTATAGTTTCTATAGAATGTGATATTCTTAGTAAAAATCTTTATACTTCTATTAGAGTTATGAGAGTATTTTACATTATATTTATCACATAGATTTTTATAGGTTTCATATGGATCATCATTATCTAATAAACTATCTATTACTAATACAGCAAAGTCTACAGATCTTTTTAGAATATAATCTGGCAATCTACCAACTCTTCCAACATAAATGCTGATTTCTTCAGGTTTAGCTGTATATTTCTTGATATATTCATCAGCATCATATGTTTGAGTGGCTAAATACTCACATTTCTTTCTATTACCTCCATACTTTAATTTGATTTGACTTTTAGATAAAGTTGTAGCATCAAATATCTCTTCAATCAATTTTATATTAAAGTATCTGAAGTAGATATTACTAATAATAGCTTTATATTTAAAATAGGATCCTTTGCCTAATGATAAGATATCAGTAAGAGTTATTTCTTCGAATGGCTTTTCAATAGCCTCCTCCATTCTAAATATTTGATCCGTATCAGCTCTAATTGTATTAATAAAGGGATTGATTACATTCAATTCAGTTTCCCTAACATTAATATCATATCTTTGACAGAATAGATAGTTCTTTAAAATCATACCATCTACCCCATCAATAAATTGAGTTAATTTCATTAAAATCTACCTCCTTTTATTTTTGTAAACCAATTCTACCAGTGGAAGCTGAAACGTATTCTATCTTATGATTACCATCACGATCAAATTCTACAAATTCTCCCACTTGTAATGCCAATATTTTATTTGCGTTTTTCAATACCGCCTCCTTAGCTTCATTAGGTAATTTCCAATCTGGATCGCCAAAGTTAACTACATTCTCTTCACTCATTTCACCTCCACCATTCCAGAATTCAGAACCGGACTTACGCACTGCAGAGAAGATGTTTCCATCTACATCTACTTCAGCTGTCATCCAGTCATAATAATGAACGTCATATTGGAAGTATGAGTCATTATATCCATAATTGGATTCTAACTTATAGCTATTCTCGTCTAAACGAATAATCTTTGTATCTGCACTAGATAGATTTAATGCCGCTAAAGTTTCAATAAGTTTATTCATGATATATTTCCTCCTTATTCTAATAACACTAAACACAAATATATCATATCACCCTTATAATATATAAATATAAAAAAAATAGAATACAAAATGCCACTAGGAGATTAACTCCTAGTGGCTATTAGATTATTTCTTACCGTAGGTATTATCCCAATCAGTAATCTTCTCATTGAGTTCATCTAGCTTATCAGTCTTATAACCATATGCAAGATTAAATCTTAGATCTCTAATATCTTCAATATCCATATCCCAAGAACTAATCATTTCAGATTTAAAGTCATAGAGATATTCTGAATCTACACTATTGTATAATTCAGTATAAGCATTAGCAAAGTCTTTAATAAACTCTGTAGGAAGCTCTATGTTTAGAGTGCATTCAATTTCGCCTATAATATAATCTACTTCCCAATAGAGATCTTGATTAGTAAACTCAATACCATTAATTTCTGCTTTGAATTCTTGAATAACTTTTGATTTCATTTTAATTTCCTCCAAATAAAATAATATCCACTAGGAGCATTAAACTCCTAGTGGCTTTTCAGTATAATCTCTTGTATCCATATAACTAAGCATATCATTAAATGCTTCTTTTGCTTTAGGATCTGGATTATTCACATTAATGTATCCTTCTGGAGCAAGTATCATTACATTATCAGTATCATCTAATGCATATTTGATATCCCCAGTATCAGCTACATAAAAGTTATCTCTATTTACATAGAATTTATATCCAGTATAATCAGATTTAAATACGGTCTTATCCTTTCTTAGCTTATTGCTAATCAAAGTATAATATCCCTTTAGTAACATAGTAAATCTCCTTACATATTAGAATTAGGTATTATTCTTTTGTTGATCCGTATTTAGAATAGACAATCCCTTCTACTTTAA